ATTGTTTCCATTTTTTTCTCCTTTTCTATTTATAACTATCCTTTTTATTTTATCACAGTTTTGAAATATTTTTTAGATGTTATTTTTATTAGTGCTTTATTAAAAAAATAAATATATTATTTTTGAATAAAATTAATAAAATACTTGATTATTGGGTACCAATGCAGTATAATATAATTAAAGAAGGAGGTGATAAAAATGAGCAACAAAAAAGAGAAAGCTAAGTGGGAATTAATATTAATAAAAGTAACAGTTGTTAGTATTATAATTGAAGCTATTAGTAACGTATTAACAACAATAATAAATCTTTTTAAATAATTCCAAATGGGGAGGTTGGCTCCCTCCCCTTATAGCTTTCTCTAAGATAATTATAACATGAAAGGAGGATATAAAAATGACAGAAGATAAAAAAGTTAAATTAATTAAATTTCTTGTACTTTTGATTTCTGTTGGAATAGTTTTAAAATTAGTTGACTTGATTCGTATTGTTATAAATGCTTTTTAATATAAAAAATACTTTAGGAGGATGAAAAATGGAAGAAGTAAAAAGAAATATTATGATTGCAAAAGCTGGTGGTAATGCTGGCAAAAATTCAGTAGGATATAAATTATCTCTACCAGCTCAGATGGTTAAAGAAATGGGGATTACTCCAGAAGATAGAAGTGTTATACTTTCTTTTGAAAATGGAGAAATCCGTATAAGAAAAGATAATTCTGAGAAATAAAAAAGGAGAGCACCGCTGCTCTCCTCTTTTTGTCTGTTATAATATAAGTTATGATTTTTTTAGATTTAAACACTATAGCACCGCTACATAGTTGTTTATTCTTATTCTATTTTATAATATTTTTTTAATTGGACTATTATATTTTTCTTTCTTTAGATTATTTTATTTTTTATTAGTATTTCCGTTCTCTTAAATTTTACAGCAACTTCGCTGCATTTTTGAATGTCTGGAATCTGTTAGCATCCTCTGCTTTTCCGCCTATCTGAACAACTTCTTTTGCTTTTAATCCAGACACTTTGAAATCTGTTTCTTTCATCACAGGGCATTTGTATTTCTGCGCTACAACAATAGCAGCAAATACATCTGCGTCTCCATGGTATAATACCATCTTATCAACCATATCCTCACCTCCTTTCTCATCTACTTTTATTCCAAGATGCTTAAGGATCCCTTGAGCAATCTCTTTACCATTACGTTTTCTTTCTGCTAATGTATCAGCTATCTCTACATCTTTCTTATTATCAAGGAAGCATATTTCAACTATATTAGCTGGCATATTAGTTCTTCTTATAACTGCATAGTAGTCAGTTTTTCCAGACTTATTAAGTCTCTTATACTCTTTTACTTCAGTCTGTCCCATATCGACCTTCATCTCTTTGGCAATTTTATGTGCCATCTGTAGACCTTTACCCTCAGCCTTTGAGTAAATTACTTCTCCTCTATCTCCACCACCGCTATTATGGTGAATAGATACAAAATAATCACATCCATTCTGATTAGCTATTTCACATCTTCTTTCAAGGCTTAAAAACTTGTCTGTAGTTCTCGTCATTACTACTTTTACTCCATATCTTTGAAGTTCATCTCTACATGAAAGAGCTGTATCAAGGTTATATGTTTTTTCAACGTGTTTTCCTGTTACCGCACCACTATCTGAGCCACCATGTCCAGGGTCTATACATACTTTATATGCCATTATTTATTCACCTTCTTAGTATCTTTTATTCCAGGAGTATTTGGATTAACAAATATTCCTACAACTGCTAATACTGCACTTCCTAGCATATATGGGTTCTTTAAAACTTCCATTATTGCATCTTTTAATGCTCCCCATGTAGTTAATGTAGTTGCATCTATTCCTAATGTAGTTCCAACTACACCAACTATTCCAAGCCAAAACCAAATATTTTTAAATCTATTTTTATCCATGATTTTCCTCCTTAATACTCCACTATAAGTTCATCTCTGCCTTCTAATAAAAGACCTGCATCTACATCTGATTTGTACTGTAGTAGTTTTTCATTATCGAACATCTTACTGTAAAGATTTCTACCTGCTTCTATTCCATCTGTATTTGCTCTATCTAATACTTCATCTATTATTTTCTGTACTATTAATATGCTCATCTATTTCACCTCATTTAATATTTCTATAACCTTATCTACCTTAGCTTTTAACTCTAAATATAATTCTTTATAGTTTTCACTCTCTTCATCTGAATTATCATCACGCACTCCAATTATAATTTCCTCTAATCTTCGTGCTAAATCTACAACTTTATCTCCCCAATCTTTTTTACTACACCATTTCATTCCAATGCTCCATATATCCTTTTTACCATTACAGTATCGCCAATCTGCACTATCATCTTTTTCTAAATACTGCTTACCTATTCTGTGTGCTGCATAATTGATACATTCCTCTTTACTATCGAAATATCTACCATACTGAGATGTTCCTTTTAACAAATCCCTAGCATCCACACCAAACAAGTTATTTTTACGGACTGCCAAATCAGACAGTCCATAACTTGATTCCAAGCAAGCAATAGCTAGTAATATCAGTGCATTTACATTGTAATCATCTTGAGCTTTTAAAAAGTATTCTCCTAAGCCAATAAGACCATTATCTTTTTTTAACTTAGTTACTGCTACTTCAAGCTCATCAGCTGATGCATCTGTATGTATTGTTATATTTTCTAAATTGAATAGCACTCTATCACCTCTAACATTTTTTTCTACATTCCTTACAATTCTCTTTTATGTCCTTAACTTCTCCAAGCAATGCCTTTATCTGTGTTTCGTGAACACCTATTGCCTCTCTGATTTGATGCCTATCATCTATAGAAGCATCAAGTTTCCCATCCATTTTCTTATAAGATTCGGTTAAATTTTCAAGCATTATTATAATTTTTGCTTCATTTTCTCCATCACCTTTTGCCTCTGATAGAGCCTTTTTGTACCCTGCATAAATACCTATAACTCCACTGAGTATAGCTATTAATACATTTATATCTGTAAGATGCACATAGTCACCTCCTAAAAAATTGTATTAAAAAAGGACCGATATAAAATATCAGCCCTTTTTGTAAAAAATATATGTTATAATCTTTTTTGGAATCACGTCTAAAAAGAGTGGCTTATAGTTAAACCTACTTTCTAATGAAAGGAGGTGATAACTATGAAAGAGTTTATTTGTATCTTATTAGAGATTACAATAATACCTATTTTAAACGGGTTATTAATTAATCTAATTTATGATAAAATAAAAACCACTCTTAAGTTTGGCGACTGGAAGAGTGGTCATAATACTCCTTCCGATAAGGAAGAATAGTTTTTATTACTGCATTTATTTCTATAAGCCACTTGACGTGGTTCTTTTCTATATTTATTATACCACATATTTTTAGTTTGTGGGCATAAAAAAAGAACATATCTTAATCTATGCCCTATCTGTTCTAGTTAGCTGAGTTTAATAATCTCTCTAACTCTTCTTTCTGTGTTCCTGTTATTTTGCCTGTGCTATAATATTTGTCTATTGTAGCTTGCATATCTTCTTTACTAGAATAGTTTTCTGCTAATATTACTCTTTTAGCTAAGTTGTACCATATCATACTTCTCACTCCTTTTATTGCTTTTATCATATTCTCACCCCCTTTCAAGGTGTATTAAACCATTAAACCAGACATTTCCATTATTAACATGTCTTGTTCTGCGTTGACTTGTTCAAGTGCGTCAAGTCTTTCGTGTACTGTTGGTGTGTGTGGTACGTCTGGTGGCTCTGGAACTGGTGTGTAATCAAATTCCAACTGTTTTGTATCTACATTAACTCTATATGAAGTACATTCACTAAATTCTGTTTTAAATTCGCCAAATTTTAGGTCTATAAAGTCCACTTCTTCTTTTTTATATTGCTTTAAGTCATCATAAACTTTAAAGTCAGAATCTATATCATGTTCATAAACCCATCCTTCAGCTTCACCTGTGCTCAGAACAACTTGCCCATTAGTTTTTAAATAATAAATTCTTCTTCCTACGTAAATATATGCCAAAATAAAGCACCCCTTTCTTATTTTATTGCTATTATTGATTTGACTGAGAATTGATTGGATCTTGTTCCATGCCAATCTGAATGAATAACTAATTCTTTATTTGAAAAAGATTCGACATATACATTTAATGGCGCTAAAGAATTATATTCTCCTTTATATATATAGTTGAATCGACTTTGTTCCCCGACTGGCATTTTATTGTTATATGTATGTAATACACTCCAGCCATCAGTCGGATTGCTTACACTAAGAGTTACATAAATATTCTTATATTCTGCTGGCACGTTGATAGGTATGCGGAAAGTAGTATTGGTATCATATATTGTTTGTTTCCAGTCTGACGAAAAAATACCTATTTTACCAAAATTATTTTTTATTATATTATCTAATTCTTTTGGTATTTCTGATATAGTTTCTACAGCATTTCCACCTAAATTAGTTATTTCTGTGTTTATGTTTTCTTTTGCTTGAGTTGTTTTTTTTACTGTTTCTTCTAGTCTTAAACATTCATTTTCTATCGTCATAAATTCCACCTACTTTCCTATGACAAGTGCTTCAATAGCTTTAATTTTTGTATAATAACTATAACTATCAGTCATTGTTTCAAGTGTGATAGAGTTAGCTGTAACTGATTTTACTTTAAATTTGCACAATCCTTCACCAGGTTCAAAATTTTGTCCAGCTTGTATTTTAGAATGAATACAAAATATAAGTGGTGGCGTTCTTTGTGGAATAGTAAATTTTATAAAAAATTCACTAATTTCAAAAGGAACATCTATTGAAAAAGTTTTCTTTACAGAAAAACTTCCATTAGGATCGTACACAAGTTCCCAATCTGGTTTTAAAATTGCTATTTTTTTATAGCTTGAAGTTGTTAGTGTTTTAAATTTATTAGGTACATCAAACAAATCTGTAGCCCGTTCTCCACCTAATGCTACTAATTTATCATCTATTTGCGTTGCAACTTTTTTAATATTTTCTTTCTGTGTGTTTGTTCTATTTATCTCTGTAACTAGAGACATATTATCACCTCTATTCTATTGCGATAATTTCGGTAGTTCTTGCATTTGCTAGACGTGAATACATTGCTATTGTAAAGTTTTCTTTGCTTTTATTTATAAACCAACCCCAATTAGTTGCTAAATTAGCATTAGAGTTTCCATTCCTATCATGATATTTTGAGTCCATTAAACACTGTGCAGTAGAAGAGCCTTCCCAACTGTTATAGTGCATAATAATCCTACTTGGTGTAAAATCTAAGTTTAATGGAACAGTTATTACCCACATACTTAGTTTACTATCAAAATATCCTCCTGGGAGCAAAGTATGCCTATTATTAATTATCGCTATCTTTTTATAGTTATCTGTCAACATCTTATTAATATTATTAGGAATATCACTTAAGCTTTTAGAAGTGATACCCCCCCCCGTACTACAGTTTCATTTATTTTGTCCTTAGCTAACTTTACATTATTTAATAAAGTTTCTGTTTTAGTTATTGCGTTCTTTAAGTTTTCCATATCCTACCTCCTATACTGTCGGTGTTCCTATCTCTGCTTCTAACTCTGTATTTATACCAGACAACTTTGTAACTTGTCCGTTTAATTCTGTTTCTAGTGCTTTAACTTTTTCAACTATTTTCTCTATAGCTTGTTGCACGTTTGTAGCTCCTAACTGTGTTGTTGAGTCTGTGTAGCTTGTTCCACTTGCTGTTGTGCTTATAGAAGAAACATCTGTTTTTAATTCGTCTAGTACCTTGTCTAGTGTTTCGCCTGTAAAATGCGACTGTGCGTCTGTTATACGAATTTTAGAATCGACAAGTTCCATTCCACTTACATCATTTTCTATTCGTTCCATTCTATCTCTGTCTTCTTTTATCGCATTATCTATTGCTAGATTATCTGCATTGAAGTCAGCCATCTTCACATAATCACTGCCAACGTACTGATTAAGTCCTATTGTACTTGTTTTTGTTGCCATATTCTACCTCCTATACATAAATTTCAAGGTCATCAAATTTAATCCACATATCATCCCAATCTTTCCAACTGTTTTTATAATTATCAAACATCTGCCACTCAAGAAACTCAGCCATATATCCTTGCCAATATCTTTCAAATTCATGCCATGTAAGATTAAGATTTTCCCACTTATCCCAAGTTTTATGGTATCTTGTACACTCTTCCCATGTCATATATGTAAATATCAGTTCATATGTAAGATGTGCTGGCTTCATTCTCTCAAGAGCCTCTTTTAAAGAAGGTAATGATTCTGGCTCTCCACGCACTCCAACAAACTTTATTGTAAATTTGTATTCCTCATTTTGCTCTGTTACCTCACAAGCCCCTCCACTGTATCCCTCAGCTAGAGATTGAATAGTTTTGACTGTAACAGTATCTCTATTTTGAAGTGCGTTTAATATATTCTGTCTTCTAATTCTATCCTTCAAATGTGGAGATACAGGCAACCCTGCAAACTCCTCCCACATATCAAGTCCCCATGTAGCACTCTTTATAAAAAACTGATTTAAAAGATCCTGATAATCCATTTTATCTTTATGACATTCTTCACCTAAAATTTCCTGAATAACTGAGAAAATTTTAGACTTAGAATAAAAATACTGATACTGTTCAATAAGATTCATCTACATCTCCTCCAACGTAAAAGTTTTAAGATTAGCTACCTCATTATCCTTAATAGCCACATTAGCAGTAGCACTATTAAGAGTAATATTGCTAACATCACTCACACTTTCATTAGCTGCTATAATCGAATAAATCTTACTATAAGTAACCTCAGTAACAGCAGTTTGAAGATACTCTCTTATAGAATCCTCAAGTTCTCTTTTTATAATAGATATATCAATATCATTACTAACTTTCTCAATTCGTGCTGCTATAGTTATATCTTTCAGTTTTGTCGTTTCAACTGTTACAGTTGCACCTATAGGACGAACACTCTCAATATATGCCTTTGCTTTTTCTAATATCTCAGAGCTTACTGGAATATTACCTCTACCAGACACACTCACCTTTACAGTACCAGGACCTGCCCATAGCGGAGTAACCTTTGCACCATACACTCCATCAACTTCAAGAGCCCACTGTCTATAATGCTCAGCATTCCCACTTGTAGCATTGTTCCTCTGAGTTAAGAAAAATCTCTCTCTTAGTTCATCATCAGTTTCTACACCTACACCATTATCAAAACCTTCTACAACAGTAGCTTTAGTTATACCAACCTCTTCAAGATTTTTAGTAATCTCAAAATCAGTTTGAAGATATAGGTTATACTCACTTCCAACACTTGAAGCTACTACAACAGTAGTATTATCTACAGAAGTAATATCCTTAGGCTCTAGCACATGATACTCTAACCCATTAACATTCAATACAAATCCTGTATCTAATCTAACTGTTTCCTTACTTATCTCAAACTTTACTTTACCAGTACTGTAAGTACCTTCTTTTCTATAAACAGCAAACTCATTCACTCTCTTATCAAGCAATTCTCCATTAGCGGTTATTATAAAAACCTTATTAAAAATATCCTCTAGTGATATAGAGAGTTTAGATCTTTCAGCAGCATACGCACCAAATATATTATTAATCTGTGCACCTTCATTAGTATTGAGTCCAGTAGCTTTTATTCTGTTATCATTTAAAATCCTAGCTTTCACTTCTTCTTCTGTTTCGTATCTATACAATAAACTTCAGCTCCTTTCCTCCATATACTGTTGTAACATATATATCTAAATACACTGTACTTCCTTTAAAATCTATACTTCTAACATCTACATCTAGTATGTATCTATTAATAAGCAATGCCTCTGTAATATATCTCTTAGCCTCCGACTGTGTAAGCTCTCTTGAATACTTCTGACCAATTAAAGCATACATCTCAGAGCCATAATTCCAAGAGTATATCTCATGTACATATCTATCTGTTTTAAGAGCAAAATAGCACCATACTTCAATAGCATCATTGCCAGTAACTATCTGCATATCTCCATTTTTTACTATGTAACAATCTTTATCAAAATCCCAAGCATATTCAGTTGCAAGAGGTAGATTAATCTCAAAGTCATCATCAACTATCTCAACAGTATCTATAAAATCTTCAAGCATTAAACCACCACCTTATCCATAATCACATATTTATCTAGCTCTTTCAGATATACAATAAGTAATGTATCTCCTTTTTTTATGTACTGTTTGCCAAAATGTTTATATATCTCTTGATGATCTAAGAAGGCTTGTGACTTTGCGAACATTTTTTCTTTTATCGTTAAATCAGAAAACTTCACTTTTAAAGGACTCGCTGATACCACTTCACCGAAGAATGCTTCTCTAACATTATAATGAGCACCTTGCTCTCTAATTAATTTTATAAATTCATTTGTTCTATCCATCCTCTCACCTCCTACAATACCCTTCTAGCAACAGTTACTTTTCTACCACATTTAGTTATCTTAACCACTTCACCGCTCTGTGGTGCGTGGATATATTCATTATTACCTATGTATAATGCAACGTGATGTATTGGACTACCAAAGAATAATAAATCTCCTGGCTGATATGGTGCTGATACTTTTTTACCTACAGTTGCCTGCTCTTTTGATGTTCTTGGAAGGTTAATTCCAACAGACTTATAACAATACTGAACAAGACCACTACAATCAAATCTAGCTGGACCAGTTGCACCCCATTTATATGGTTTTCCTAGATGTTTTCTTGCCTCAGCTATTACAGCCCCAGCTTTACCACTAACATTAGATACAAATTCCGCTTTACCTGGAGGACCTATTACTGCATAACCTTTCCTTCTACCATTCTTATTTGCCTCTGCTACACTTGTAGCTAACAAGTCAAATCTATATGTTCCATCTGGAAGAATCTGAATCCGTCCTCCATGGTCATTCTTTCTATAAACTTGACCATCACAATTAGTTCCCGTACCTAATACTTGTATATTAGATTGCATTGCAACTTGTGGTGGACCTGCACAAGTTTTCTTACTATAGTCTATCTTTTCACCAGATGCAGTAGTATTCCCACCATTGATACCTCCACCTTTAGGACAGTACCAAGTAAATATTGCAGGTACTTTTGTACCTTTCATCTGACCGCTACCTCCATAGCTACCACTATCACTAGAGCTACTAGGGTCTGATATTTCTGTTTCGTGCATTATCTTCTCAAAGGATAAATCAACTTCTGTAATATATGGATTGAATGTATGCTTGTCTTTAATAACATAAAACACACCAACAAGACCAGTAACATCATCTCTAACATTAATTGCTGCACCTGTCATAAGTTTTATGTTACCAGCACACTTCATAGATATTTTTTTATCTGGTTTAACAAATCCTTTTGACTTAGTATTTCCATTTTTAGACTGTGTTTCTACTTCATTCATAAGCACTCTATATAAATTTAAGAGCTCTTTATCCCTCTTTACATCAACAGTATTCCCTTTATCATCAGTAACGATTATCTCATTTACCATACTAGAAATATCTGCATTATATTTAGTACTTAGTACATTTTCACCTACATTAAAATTAAGAGATAATACATTTTTGCCTATCTCAGTAACATAAATTTTATCTAAATAAGCATAGGTCATATATTTTTTATTAGTAACTTTGCTAGCCTCAGTATATGCTGCTTGAATAACATCATAAGCAGATGATCCCGTAACTATCTTGTTATATTTAGTATTAGCTTTGATAAATTCTCCTGGTATTAATTTTGCATAATCTTTATCGTGTATTTTCTCAACGACTCTTTTAGCTACCTTATCTGGAGCTAAATCCTCAATAAGCATTGCTACTTTATTATTCAAATAAAATCCCCAATCCTTACTCTTTATAGCCATTGTCTGAGATGAGCTATCTTTATTAATAGAAAGTATTTGTCCTTTATACTCCTCTTTCCACTCAGAATCATTGTACGAAACGAACATTTTTATAATATCGCCCATTTCTATATTAAGAGTCTGAATAAGCTCTTTTTCAAATGTTGGCCACGCAATATTAAAGGATAACTCTCTTGATGGACTGTCTATATCTCCACTCCAAACAATATTATTCATTAAATTAGATGGATTTATATATGTTCCGTCTGGCTTGAATAAGTCAAATTTCATTCTAATCTTCACTACGGAATCACCAACTTCCACCCATCTAGTATCAAGTCGGGATTTTTAATCTTATCTTTATTTGCATTGTAAATCTTTTTATAATCTGCTCCATTGCCATAGTACTTCTTAGCTAATGACCACAAACAATCACCCTTACCAACAGTGTGGTATCTAGTCTTTTTATTATCCTTACTTGTATTATTCGGTCTATTTGTTTTATTTGTGCTCTTATTACTTTCCTTACTTGCCTCTTTAGGTTTGTATGTATAAATAAAATTATTATGTTCTATAAGAGCTATATCAAAATACTCATCCTTCGTACAATCTCTAACCTCATGAGAGAATGACTCAATCCTAACCTCTAGGTTTATATCTTTTTCAGTAACTATAAATCTAACAACCTCACCAGTATCCATCCATTTCTCAATCTGTTTTATATACTCCTCAGGAGGCTTTGGAGAACATTTACAATATCCTCTATCTCCATTAGGAAACTCAGAACTAAACTTATATTTCTTAAGTCCCTTACCTTCAAACACATCTGTCTCACCTCTAGTTGTAATATCCAAGCTAGACATCTGTGCTTTACCATCAACATTATAAGAAGAAGGTAATACTGGAAACTGTAGCTGATAATCTTTACCGTTTAAATATACTTCCACACTATTACCTCCTTTTATGCTAACTGTAATTTTATATTTCTAACTAATGCTTCTGTTATTTTTTCAATATCTGCCTCTTCTCTAATCACTATAGAATCAGCTATTTTTGCTATGCTTATATTTCCTATACCTCTAGGGCTCTCTCTAACTACAACTTCTTTTTCCTTTTTATTTCTGTTCTTATCATAAAGGTCAGCTTCTCTTCTACTTAGTATTTTCTCACCTTCATGAAGTCTAGCTGGGTAATTATCGTATGGAACTCTAGCTAAACCACTTGCATGACCTAAGCCTTGTATTCCATTTACTACTGTCTGAATAGGATGTGATAGGAAATCTTTGACACCCTGCCATAAGTCCTTAACCTTATCACATATAGATTTAAACTTATCTTTTATACCATCACATACAGAGTTCCATCTATTCTTCATTGAGTCAGAATCAAGTCCAAACTTAGTTTTAAAATCTGACCACCATTTTTTAACATTATCCATAGTTGAGCTGAATTTAGTTGTAATACCTTCACATAAAGCATCCCAACCATTCTTTATATCACCTATAAATGCTGCTATCTGAATCATTCCACTTATGATAAGACCTATAAACTGTATAATTCCACCTAGCACCATTCCAGCTACTTCTCCAAAGCCTTCAATCTGAGCTGATTCTACAACACTCATAGTACTTCCAACCATTTCAGAAGCTGCTGCAAACCCCTCTGATATACCTTCTATAAAAGCTGATATACCGTTAAGCATTCCATCAATCATAGATAACCCATCAGCAGTTTGTAACTTTGAAAATATTCCATCTATAGCATCAACTGCAGGCTGAAATGCCTCTTTTAAATCCTCGCCAAAGTGAGCAAACTGTTTACTATTTTCTGATATAAAATCTTTAAATCCAAGCATCTTCTCAGATATATGAGCAAATGCCTCAGCTGCTGCTTCACCAAACGGTCTCATCATTTCCTTAGCACTAGACTGAACTATACCAGTAAATGTACTCCATGCTCCTGGAAGTGTCTTAGATAATTCTTCCACCATTCCGTTATAGTCTTTATTAATACCTTGAATAGCCTCTTCCCAACTCTGATAGTGAGTCCCAAGCATATTATTAAGCATTTCCATATTGCCTACACTAGCAGAGAAGAATGCCTCAGCTATTTCATCTGGTGTTCTATCACTTCTAAATGCTGCAACATTTGCCATCATCTTTGAAGTACTTAAAGACTTAGCTCTATCACCTTTTTCTATCTGAGCGGCTTTAGTTCCAAAAAATGCCATCTCATCTGGTGTAAATGGAGTAACCATAGAAAATGCTTCTAAATCTTTATAATATCCTGCACTAGCTTTAGCTGCTTGTGCATCTGTCATACCAGAGTTTTTGAAAACTCTATTTATCGTAACCTTGTTACCTTGCTCTTTACTTAAACTCTCAATACCTGTCTTAGCTGTCCGTACCCCAGCAACACCGACCGATATAACAACACCTTTTGCTAGTTTTTTAGTTACATCCCAAATTTTTTCAAGACCTCTTGTTGCTAGATCCATAACAGTAGCTCTTATATCAAGTGCACTTTTTAGTTTTTCTTTTGCATTTTTTAAATCAGCTAAATTCTTCTTAGCTTGCTGAACATCTGCCCTAGCTTCAAATCTTACATCTTTCTGAACAGCTCTCTTTGCTTTTTCTAATTCTTTAAGATGTCTCTTTGCAGTAGATGAGTTAGCAGATATTTTCATTCTTACATCTCTTGCAACATTCTTCTTAGCTTGCATCAGCTTTAGTAAGTTCTCCTCAGCTTGCTTAGAATGAGCTTTTATATCTATGCCAGCTTTCTGGTCCTTTAATACCTTCAACTTACTTCTAACTGTATCTATAGTAGCTGATGCAGTATCTCTAGCTATTACCCTTATTTCTTTAGCTTTTTTAGTTTCTGCATCAAGCCTTTTTAATCTTCCTTGCAATGGCTCTATTTTTGAAGTTAGCTTATCTTCAAACTCTGCCCTAAGCTTTAGAATATAATCCTCATTAGCCAATCTAATCATCCTCCTTCCGTCCGCCTAGTATGTTCTCTAACATTATTTTCTTTTGCTCCATATCTACTAAACACATTGCATATAATAAATTGAACTGATTTCTCTTGTTCTCAAACATATCGACAACATCCTCAATAGTGTATGGTTTATTCTTAGAAAAACAGTAGTAACATACTTGAATCAATCTAGCTTCAGAAGGTTTCACCTCATCAAATTCACCATCAATTACTACTTTTTTATCTTCTTAACAAGCTCTTTACCATCTAAAGTAATTACTGACTTGTAAACCTTAAATAACTCTTCTTTTTCTTTTCCTAAGAGTAAAGTATTTATCAAATCAACAGGAGTTTTCGCATTGAACGCATCCATAAGTCCTTTATTTCTAAATAGATGCTCATCTTCAAAATAAACACTCTCCATCAGAATTTTGTTCATCATCTTGTTAACATTAATATCAATCCCACCATCTGGAGTAACTTTAGTACACTGTTCTTCTATATCCTCAGCTAGTATAGTAGGTAGAGTTTTAACAGTAACTACAAACTTCTCACCTAATATCTTTGATAATCTAGGTAGCTCTACATCAGCTGATGGTTTTTCAAACTCTCTTTTATCTGAATTAATTAATTTTGTAAGTAAATTAGACATTGTTCTCTCCTTTTATCCACTAAAAAAGGCGGATATTATTCCGCCTCTTAAAGTGATTTATTAATTTATATCTTATTCAAAAGTTGATATTACTTCATATCCAGTTGCTGTAAATGGCATCTCTATCTCTGCTGGGGTTCCAGCTTCCATACTTAGTATTGTTAAATCATCCCATACAACACCAGTTAAGCAACATCTTTCCTCTTTACCATAGTCATTAGTCTGGTTAAACATAATAACACTCTCAGGACAAGGAGCCTCTCCTTTTATATAAGGAGTTAGTAGCTTTAACTGATATGAATCTGCTTTGACCTGAGTTAATGATCCTTTTATCGCACCACCAACTACTTTGTGCTGGTCAAAGAACTCACCTATAAATGTCATAGCTTCTTTCTTAAATTCTACCTTAGCATTAAGCTGTTTAGCTTCAGCCATCTGTCTACCATCAAGCCAAGCCTCACACTGATGCCCTGATATTATTTTCTTTATATCTGGTTTAGCTTTCATTCTATAGCCTCACTCCTTCCTATACTTCTATATTCATATGTAATTTAAAATCTTCCATAGCATCAAATACATTAGCAAACATATTAATAAATACTTTATCATTTGTTTTAGCTCTATCTACTTCATCATCAGTCATAGAAGTTACATCCATACCCTGTGTTTTTAGATAAGCTCTCTGAGACTCTGTATCTATTTCCACTATACTTCCTTCTTCAACGAACTGAAGAATATCAAGTAGATTTGTTTTTACAGCAACACATAAAGATATTTTGTTTGAATATGAGTTCTGTATTTTACCTAAATAGTTATTTAGTAATATATCCTTTACCGCATTCTGAATAAAGTTATATGCTTGTACAAGTTTTATCTTACTGAAAGGTGAATCTTTAGGACCCTCTCCTACAAATGAAGTAACCCCTCTAACTATTCTAGTGTGGCCACTTATATTTGCTATAACAAGCTCTCCTGCTTTTACCTTGTTATCTATTTCTGTTCTTGATAATTTATCTTTTACTTTTATATCGTCAAGTATCTGGAATGTAACTGACTGAGTAAGTGGTACACCAGCAACAATACCAGCTATTCTAGCTGATAATTCTGAAGTAGTTCCTCCCTCAGTATCATATCCTTCTGCAGTTGTGTTGTATCTTATTATATTTCTATTTTTTACAGTACTATCTCCATCTTTTATAACAGCCATACATCCAAGTCCATTTTCATACATATAATCTACAAAATTCACTATAGATGTATTATCTGTTTTTATAGCAGGAGGAACTGCTAATATTGAAAATTCCATATCTTTACATTCTTCAAGTGCATCAGCAACACTAGTTTCTTTTGCAACTACTTTAACTATTACCTTCTGTGGTGCAAGTGTTACTGGTACTACATATCCATTAAGGACCTTATCCTCAGTACCACCTTTAAGAGCATCTAATACTAGCTTTTTATTACCTTCCTCTAAATCAGAAGGTATATCAGATTCACCAAGAACAGTAAACACTCTAGCTTTAGTACCTTTTAACACTAGAAGTACTATATCTGAAGATGCATTAGTATTTTTAGCCTTAGCTACTTCTCTAAGTTTTATCGATATTTCTGGTATTCCTATTGCCAAACTAATCATCCCTTTCTCTATAATTTATATGTATTTCCTTCATCATCTCATCAACTGTACTTTCTTCTGGATTTCCACCCATAAGAGGATACTCTTCTAACTCAAGAGCTCCATCTAAATATGGAATAGATAGAATAAATACAATAAAATCTCCATGAGAATCTTCTACTTGTTGAGTAGTTATATTTTGTATTAGATATTTAGATCCTTCTATCTCTAAATATCGACTAAATGTTTCCTCTATCAAATCAATGATATTCATATAATCTGTTTCATCATTTTGTGGTAGAAAATTAATAATAATGTCTAAAACCTTATTATTGTAATATCTGTTATAGTAAGTATTTAGTGAGTTTCTAGCATACACATAGAAATAATTTTTATCAGAATCATCTGTTATCTTATCTTTTCTCTCGGTTATTGCTGCGTTAGGAAATAGCCTTCTAAGCTTTGATGTAACTGCATAAACTGCATCTAATCTCTTAACCACGTCCGCTAGCTTTACTCCAGAAGTATTTCACATAGTCATCTAAATGTGAGTTCATAAGCTCATAAGTATCCTTTAGCATAAACACACCAGGAACAAATGATTTACCACCTTTGGTTTTATGACCAAACTCAACATGCTCACAATAATCCATAGTATTAAGTAAATCACCACTAGAGCCATTAATATCAACGTGCCAATCATCTCTCAAATCACCAGTATCAACAGGAGTACGTTTCTTAACTTCAATAGTTGCATCAGATAACAATTTCTTTATAGTTTCATTCTGAGCTTCCTCAAAATTACTCACAATTGTATCTAAGTCAGATATTAAATCAGATATACCTTTTGCCATACTCTAACCTTCTTTCTGTTTAATGATAACTTCCTGATGAGAGCCTTCGTATTTTGTTGGCAACTGTGCTTTATACTCTATCTTGTTTATGACAATAACATCACCCTTCTGAATATCAACCAAATCAGAACAGTATAGAGTACTATCTCTAGCAACAGTTAAAATACCAGTAGAATCTAATAAAGGAACATTAGAGTAGTTAATCCCACAAGGTATATTTGAATCCACAACAACCTCTGTTGTATCGTCACACCCCGTTTTTGGATTAACCACACTCTTGTTCCTTTTAATCATTTCTATCTTAGAATCATAAAGGCTTAGAAATAAATCTCTGGTAACTTCCATCTATCTTCTAAGCCTTCTATATTTCTTAAGTATTTTCTTTTCTTCCTCACTAAGCATTAAGGAATTACTATAACCACTATTTCCACCCTCTGTTGTAGAATCAGCATAAGTAATACTCATACCTCCTCTACTTATAGATGCTATCTTTCTGTTGGACTCTGTAGAGCCTTGAGAGAAGGAGAAATTACCACCTATCATAGTAGCCACTTTATTTACTACAAGCGACTCCATTTCCTTCTCAAGTATATCTTTATTGCAATAAGCTAAAACCGAAGTTGTAACCTCATCTAAATAATACTGTATCTCAGCATCTCTGCTATTATCGGTAATTTTTAGAATGAACTTAACTCTATCTAATAAGCTCATTTAAACCACCTCTCTATGCTAATGCTTCAGATGAGTTTACGTAAACTAATTTACCCTGAGCCTTAGTTATCCAACAGTCATGGTATCTTCTGTACTGACCAACATAGTCATCACCATTCTGGTAAACATCTGGTGAAAATACTTTTACCTTGTCACATTTATTAACTGCTATCGGTACTGTTTTAGCAGCCATTACAAAGTTAACTGCTTTACCACCTACAGCCTTATTCCATCCATTTTCAGTTGTAGTTATTTCTGTTACAAGTAAGTTGTCTGGAGTTGGTATAAGTTCTACACCGTCATATTTATATATTCTAGTATCTACTCCATTTTTAGAGAATGTTTCAGCTCTTAACTGTCCACCATAAGATAACTCAAGTTCTGCAAGAGTGTCATAAGATATATGAGCTACTATTGGACCAGTATATCCAGTTTTTCTTATTGCTTTTGTACCTTCTTTTAATTCTCTTCTAACATTATCTGCAGATATAGTTACCTCACCTTTTTTGTTTTCAGCTTTTATACCAGCCTTACAAAGAGTTGATATTCTGTAGGCATCTATCTCTCCTATTACATGGTCTTTCTGGAATTTCCCCATAACCTTAGCCATATCTACTATGTAGTTAGATTCATCTGTATCAAATCTATCTATGTGGAACTCTGCTGATCTGTCCTGTGTCATAGTAAATTCTTCATAAGTTAATTCAACTGAACCCTTAGCATAAGCTCCACTAGTTGCTCCAGTTGTTCTTTTATAGTTACCTAAACCACTTGTTTTCATTGTAGGTATCTTAACTTTTTTACCACCTTCATATTTTACTTTACCAGCATTATAATCCATCCAAGATGTTAATAGTCCATGCTGCATTGCTTCATCAAGCTTAGTGCTGAATAAATCAACATATGTTATTGTGTTGTTTGCCATATTATCTACCTCCTAAAATTTACCAATTTCCGTTTAATGCGTCTTCTATCTGTGTTTCTAATGGAGTCTTTGAATTGTTCCCTCCGCTTGGCGTATATACAGAATTATTATTAGTTGATTCTATGTTATTAGAAGCATCTGTATTACCACCGCTTGACTCTACCTTGAATAGATGAGCCTTTTCTGTTTTTAACTTCTCTATCTGCTCATTTAGTTTCGCCTCTTTATCTTCTGCATTCTTTATTGCGTCTAAATCCAAATTGGCTTTTAGCGATATATTGTCTATTGAATTAGCAGAAGCAAATGCCTTATCAAGCATATTACTGAACTGTATCTCAGTATTCTTATTTTCAGATTCAACAAGCTGTTTCTGTAGCTCCTTAACCTGCTCAGCTAAACTATCCGCAGATTTACCTTTTGTTTTTAGAGATTCCATTTCCTTATCCTTATTTGCAATCTCTGCTCTTAGATTAGTTATTTCAGATTTTTTAGCATTTAAGTCTTTACCAGCTTCATCAAGTATCTGGCTTATCATATTTTCATCTTCTATTCCTAATCCTTTTAAAAATTCTCTCTTCATAATTTACTCCTTATCACTACGCTTATTTACGTCGGTTGCTTCGACTTGCTTACTTAGTTTTACGTCATTGCGGACAAAAGTATATTGTTTCTTGTCATAAAAAAGAACACTATTTTGTGTTCTTATCTATCATAGGTATTGCCTCATTATGTACTTTTTCATAAGCATCAAAATAAAGCTCCTGTTTATCTCCATTGTATGTAACCTCATAGTACATACCATCATCAAGTGTTGTTGATAGTAGAGCTTTATTGTTTTGTAAAGTTTTGCATATCCAAACAATGTAAACATCCTTTTCTTCTATAGGATTAACTTTCATTAACTTTATAACATTGTTATTTGTAAATTCGAGTACATATCTTTTCGCAAGATATTCAAATAATCCATTATCCATTTTATACCTCCTAAATTTTTGCATAAAAAAAGCACCTTAACAATTTTCTGTTAAAATGCTTTTATTTAAATAAAGTCTTGCTCATCTGATTTTATTCTTTCTTCTCTTTTTCTCATATACTCTTCAAATATTTTTTTCTCTTCTTCAGTAGCATCTTTTTTTAATTCGAATTTCCACTTTTCTTTATTAAAAATAGAATTTTTCTCTAACCATTCTAATTCTTTGATTTCTTCTTCTGATACAAAATAACGCATTTCTTTCCTCCTACTATTTCTTTTGCAATATATTCAGCATATACTTCCTCAAAATGACCATCACGATATTTTAACTTAGCATAAGGACTTATATTATTAATCTCCTCTTCAGTAAGTTTACTATCATCTATAAACTCTTTAGCTTTACTCCTACACCATTGTTTCCATTCCTTTGATTGTTCTTTTGTCATTTGACCCTTTACTCCATATTCTTTTCTATACTCTTTGGCATCAATATAATGTACTAATTCATGTATACAAGTTAGAAATAATTCTCTTTTTATTCCGTTCTTTATATCTGATTTATCTTTTTTTGTATATCGTCTTTTACTATCTCTTTCACCAAATAAATCCAATTTAATAAGTCTCTTTTGCAAAGAAAAATTCATATCTGTATTGACACGTAAAATATTGTTTTTCTTTCTACAAATGTTGCATTATATGCTGCATATGTTTTATATGATGAAAAATTTTTATTGCTACAAAAATATATTTTAGGTATTTCATTTTTATCTAAATTTAATTTTTTAGCCGACCTCATAAAATACCTCAAGTAGTCATGGACAAAGTCTCCCTTCATATACTCTACCTCTTCGGATATATATGCATCTATAGGTGTATTTTTTAACTTTTTTGCTTTTATTATAGTTGAACCGTCTTCTACTATATCTCCTTTGGAGTTTTCATATATTTCATAAGCTCCAGAACCAATATTTTGTTCATCATCTAAATCTATTTCAATTTCAGTATACTCCTCTTTCCTTGAATTTTCAATCATTTCATCTTTTACAATAGGAATAATAGTACACCTACAATTAGGATGAAGCGGTGGAAAATTCTCACCAACTACTCTCTTATCAAATCTATACTTCTCTTCATTAATCTTCCTACATCTCTCACAAGTCCTTTCAGAGCTCTTACCCTCTGTATGACTTGAAAACATATACCATTCATAACCCATATCAATATATGCTTGAGCAGATGCTTCATTCCTTGCATGCTTTGACTCAGTTCTTACAACTCTCTCAATATCCTTCATAGATGCATCTAATCTCTCAGATATATTCTTAGATATCTTCTTAGCACTTTTACCTTGATAAATACCTTTAGTAATTTCATTCTGTGCAATGCCAGCTAACTTATCTCTATTGTTCCAAATATTAGCTGAATAGTTTGCACCACTCCATGGTTGCTCTAATATCTTATATAACTTCTTATCTCTAAGTGAAGGATCTCTTTTTAAAGTATGAGCACTATTATATGATTTTGTTACTGATTTTTCTAGTAGCTCTTTTACCGCTCTATGTGTTACGAAGAATAAAGTATCAAGATTTTTGTTAACTCTATAAGTCAATTCCTCTAACCTTGATATCCTTGTCTTCATTGCAAGAGTGTTATATTCAAGCTCTAGTTTCTCTCTAGCCTTCTCATCCACACTCTCATTATTTATAGTTTTAATATATGAGCCTACATCCATTTTGAAATCTCTATACTCATCACTAGTCAAAAGCCTTATAGCTTCCTCATAGGTCAGATTATTCTCTGTTGCATATCTTCCAAACAGAGCAAATATATCCTTCTCAATATCCTTAAATACACTTTGCTCCATTCTCTGCAACTTCCTAATTACTTTATCCTCATCTATCTCAGCTTTCTCAAATTCCCTTGAGAGCCTTTCCATCCAATACTCTTTATTCTTATTCGTCATTTACATCACCATCTGGCTCAGTATTCCCAAATGAAGAATATGAGTTAAATAAAGATGCATTCTCTTCTTGTTCTTTTTTTAGTTTCTCAATCTCGTCCTCTACATCATCAACAAGTGGATGGTTTGCAAGTATAGTTGACTTACTCAAAGTACCCTCAGACTGTAAGCACATTGTTGCAAGCTCACTATCATTGTTTATCATATTCCTTGTGAATGTAAAATTAATCTTATTGTACTGAATATGATAATAATCAAGTATTGCTTTTACCAAATCAGTAAGTCCTACTCTAAACTGTAGTTCCATTGTTGCAGCTTTTAACTCTAAACTTCTGTAATAGAATTTAAGAGCTGTTCCCGAAGCTGATGCATATAGTTTACTATCTTGTGAAAGTCCTTGAGATACTTCTATAATCTGTTTCTTTAAAAGCTCTAGCATTGTCTTTCTAGCCTCTACTGGAATCTCAATGCTCATATTACTAGCATCTCCATCCTCATCAAGGCTTATTACCTTATAGCTTTTCAAATCGTTCATGAAGTCTTCTAGGTCTTCTCCACCATATCCACGAAGTAGCATAATAGCTTGCTGAATATCTTCTAAATCATTCACGAAACCAGAATTGATTTTATCATATGCATCAATCAAGCTCTTAGCCTTTGCCAAATCTGACTGAGCTATATCATTATTACAAAAACTAATAAAAGGAACCCTTGCAAGAGTATGAGTAAACTTCTCAGTTTTATCTGCCTCTTCTTTGATTCCTTTTTCGTATGTGTATCGTATAAACTCTGTATCAGTCCATTCCTCTACAACTGTATTTGTTTTTGTTCTATCTTCTGGATTAGTTATCGTGTATACTCTGTATGTTTTTATCAGCTTTCTTTCTAGATCCTCTGAATAAATATCTACTATTTGTTTTGCTGGAACTTCAGCAAACTTGAAATTACCTTCTCCATCTATCCAATAATGGACCCACGATTTACCAAAGTTAGATGAAGTTGTTCCTAACTCTCCAATCTTAGTATCAAACTTATTATTATCTAATACATCAGATAGCTTTTCATTTAGTTCCTTGTTACCATCAATATCAACTAATATTGGATAAGAGAATAAATAAGATATCTTCTCTTGTACTAGAGCTTGGTAGATATTAGAGCTCAGTCTGTTGTCGGCTAATCTTGTTACTTGATTTCCTTTTGGCTTTGCTCCTGTAGATAGTATATCCGTTTCATTTCGATAATATCTATCACCAACCATTTTCTCTTCATTCTCAGCTAATCTAGCATTTATAATCTTTATATCATACTTATCCATCTATTCACCTCCCTTTGGTTTTAATACTGACATTCCTTTTTTACATCTTTCAATTATCATTGTAGTTGCATCTACTGCATCATCATGTTCATTTTTACCTCTAGCATTATAAGTATTCATCTCTTTATAATAGCTTGGCCATCTATCTTTCCAATCTCTTGGATAATATATCTTATTCATTACCTCAGTTGAGTTAGCTAGAATCCTAGACTCTTTATTTTTGTTCTGAGTAAATGATTTTAGTTTAATATTTGTATCATATTTTTCTTTTAATATCCTTACAATGTTACGTCCTATTTGTCTACCACCGTTATTACTTTCTATGTCTATCATTGCTGAATCATAATCATATAATTGTTTGGCCACTTGTCCTTCAGTAACTTCTGGCGGCTCTTGAGTGTGTATTACATCAACTAAATAATAACTATCATTCTTTCTATCTTCAGCAAATGTAATTGAACATAAGTAATCTTTACCAGTATCAGCAGTATCACATACTGTTCTAATAAGCTTAGCGGTATCTGGTATAGCATCATATAGATTAAATCTAGTATATAATCGACCTTTTATATCTATAGCTTCCTGAAGATAGTTTGCTGATAATATATCTGGATTTAATGTCTTTTTAAGAACTTCCCAGCTCTCTCTGTCTAAAACATCATCACATAGCATTTTTCCATTATCTTCAACCTTCATGTTGATATGCTTTATAGTGAATATATCTTTAAACTCTTCTAAACATCTTCCAGCTAAGTCATTAGTTGCCCATCTTGTCATTATGATTAGTATCTTACGTTTGCCCTCTTGTCTTGATAGCATAGTATTTTTAAACCATTCAAAATGGTTATCCTTTATCGTATCATTGTAAGCTTCCTCAGCTGATTTGATTAAGTCATCTAGTATCTCAAATGTTGCACCGAAACCAGTAGCAGAACCACTTGGAGAAGTACTTAGATAACTCTTTTGGGAACATCCATCTAAGCTCCACATAGTTTTAGCAGCATCACCATATTTAATTTTTGTGTCTGGAAATATATCGCTGTAAACTATATTATCGTCCACTTTCTCCTGCATTATTATGTTTCTTACATTCTCTGCAAATGTTCCTGAAAGTGTTTGGTTATAAGAGCCCGTCATTATCTTTTCATTTTTATTAATTCCTAGCATCCAACATACAAATAAAGTTGCAGCAAATGATTTTCCAAAACGTGGAGGAAGATTGATAACAAGCATTCTTGTAGCATCTTCATAAAATTCTTGCATAGTATCGCATAGATCACGCAGATACTCTCTATCTTTTTTAAAGAATTTTGGATAAAGAAGATTACAGAAGGTGAAAAAATCCCTCCTTGCAAGCTCTAACTTAGCACCAATTTTAATCCATTCTTCTCTAGTCATCATCTATCAGCTTTCTTAATTCTTCTGTTGTAAGGTCCTTGAATGGATTAACCTCCGTTTTAACATCTGCTTCAATCATTTGTTTATCCCTCCATTTATCTGGTCTTCTATTCTTCAACCAGAATATCTGAGCTGTTGTATCTGGTATTACTTCTTTGGTTACTGTTTTAGTCTTTACAGAGCCATCATCAAACTCCTCAATAGTAACCTCATCATATTTATATCCTAATGCTCTTTTAAGAAGTGCATTCTCAACTTCATAATCTACAATTTCCTTTCCCTTTTTTAGGGCCGCCGAAAGTGCCGAATACTTTTTCTTATACTCTCTAAATGTTGAATATGCTACTCCTAAATTATGAGCTATTTGTTCATCAGTTAAGCCATCTCTTGCCCAACCTTCAATAAGCTGGAGTTTCGGCTTAACATGCGTCTCATATTTACTTTTTGCCACATCACTCCACCCTCTCTCTAAAAATACACATAAAAAGAGACAACCTCTTACAGTTGCCTCTCTCATATGGTTACACATTTGCTATACATAAAATCCTTTAACGTCTGTATAGCGATTTATTAAGTTTTTATATTATTATAATATCACCTTTTTACATTGCAAAACGGCAATCATTCGGCAAAATAAAAAAATAACTTTTTGTATTAATTATATGTTAAAATATCTCTTACAGAAATTGTAATCTAGGAGTGATGATTTTCAGAAAACACCATACTTTCAGTTTGTTTGAAAGGAGGTGGTAGTATGGAAATACTTAATTGTATCGTTAATTTATTGGAAATAATCCTTGAACATTCAGATGAGTTAATCATAGGGATACTTGGTGCATTTTTTTATGATATAATGAAAAATCGCTCTTACGGCGACAAGAGCGATAAATCATAATAACTATTTTGTTTTTATTGAAAATCACGCTCTACTTCCGATAGATTGCAATTTCTTTTTTTATATGCTAGTACTAGTATATCGTATTTTTATCATTATTTCAATAAGATTATTAGCTTTTCTTGTTGATATTCTATTGACTTTTATATATTTTTATGATAGCAATCTATAAAAAATAGAGACCTCTTAAGCCTCTATTTCTCCCATCAGCAAACTAATTAAATTATCTTCATCACAAGCTCTATAACCATAAATACCTATAGCAACAGCTTTTATAGCTTCATTATCTTTATCTCTCAACCGTCTATCACTATAATTCAGCTTGTCGACTAAATACCGCCAACTGTAGCCTTTTATATAACGCATAGTTATAATATCCTTGTATATCCCACTTAAATTACTTACAGCTCTTTCTACTCGTTCAATAAGTATCTCATCTCTTCTTATATCACTTTCTATTTCCTTTTTCTTTTTAATCAATTCTAAAGCATCATCTTCAGTTGGATTACCAGATAGCGAAGTCTGAACTTTATCTCCACATGATAATGCTGGAAGAGAAACCAAATCCTCTGCCAAATTTTCAAGCTCTTTCTTTCTACCACTCAAGCTTATCTTAGCTGCTCTATAACCTTTTAATAATCTCTTAGTTGCATCTATATAACTTTCATCTTTTAATTTAGTTGTTAACCTCGCCATCTAATCATCCTCTCTATCTATTTAATATAATCTTAGCTACAAGCATTATAATCGTTAACAATGCTATCACTTTTAAATTCTCGATACTATCACCTCCACTCTAGGTTCATCTGAATAGTATTTACTTGCACTCACATTAACCACCTGTGCATCATCCTTGTATGCTACCTCATTCAATCCATCTAATATAGCCTTTATCACATTATCTATATCTGGCTTTTTAGTTGGCTTTATCTCTCCAGCTCTCTTAGCAGCTTTTATATTCTTATTATCATTTTTCGCTATCTTGTAAAATGCTTTTATTGAAATATCTATATCTCCTTCAAGCATCCTACCACCTTGAGCTTTATAGCAATATCCAATCAATTTTTCATAGTCCCTTGTTTTCTGATCAGTAAATGCGTGGCCACTCTTAGTAAAACGTGGTCTCCCTTTTCCTCTTGGCTCTCCATCTATCGTAAACTTAATATAAATCACCTTCCTGCTCTTCTATTCTCTCTAAAGTTCTCTCATTCTTCTCTTTTCTAATCTGTAAAACTCTCTCATCCAACTCTCTGTCATTGTATAAATACTTCAACTGCTCTATCATATTAGAAACATCTGCTACTTCTTCTAAAAAGCTATAATCTAGCTTATCTGTATTCGTGTCTAGCATCCTATCACATTCTACTATCAACTCATTCAGCTCTTCTTTTAACTTGTTTAATTGCTTCTCTTTACCAAAATAAGTAGCAATAAACTTAGCATACATCTTCAGCATTTGCTCACCTCATCAAATTAAAATCCGTTCAAATTTCAAAGGGTAGATTTGTGTCTACCCTTATATATCAAGTTACTAGCAAGTTAGCGACTTCGTAATTTCTTTTATTATTTTCTCCATGCTAGCTGCCATCTTATTTAATTCCTTGTATCTTATTCTTTTGTTAGAAGCATTTGTTGCTCTCCCACGTGCTTTTCTGAAATCACATATAAATACTCCATCTATGCTTTTAAATAGCTCCTCAATAGATACTATTCTACTTTTCATACATCCATTTTCGTACTCTAACATTTTAATCTCTTCATTTAACTCTATTACTTGTTTTTCTCGTTCAACTCTATCATCCTTAAGAGTTTTTAAAGCTCTTTCTCTGCTATCGAAGTTAATTTTTAAATCTCTATTTTCTATTTCTAGCTCTCTAACCTTATTATTTTCGTTATCTATTACAAGTTTTAGTGAATCTTTTTCCTCTTGCAGCTTTTTATTTTCTTTTTCAAGATCAGCTATTCTCTTTTTCCCAAATAGGTCCATCTCTCTACCTCCTTAATTTTGTTCACCACATATATCCTTTACCGTTTTATCAATAGAATCTACATCAGCCTCTCCATTTTCCATTCTGTTGCTTTTTACAATCTCCCATGATGTTTTTATTGCCTCAGATAATTTCATATAAGGGAATCGCTTGTGTAGCTTCTCAGCACTCTTAGTTACTAGTTCTGTTTCGTTCATAACTACCTCCTAAAATGGAATATCTCCATCATCTACCATCCCATAATCATCACCTAGTCCTTCTGGTGGATTATACTGTGGCTCTTCTGGAATTGATGGTGTACTATTTGCACTCTCTAAAAATTCCACATTAGTAGCTATTACTTTTGTGAAACTCTTCCATTCTCCACTTTTCTCATCTTTCCAATTATCTATCTGTAACCTACCATCTACTGCACATCTATTCCCTTTTCTAAGATAGTTAGCAGCTGCTTCAGCAGGGTTCCCTAATACTTGTACCTGTATAAAATCTGAATCGTATTTACCTTCTCTATTTTTAAAATTTCTTCTCACAGCTATCTGAAAATTAGTTGATGCTGTTTCTGTTCCTGGTAGATATCTCATATCAGGATCCTTCGTTAATCGTCCAACTAAATGTATTGCGTTCATTTACCATTCCTCCCTCTCTGCTATATCCAATATTAGATATGCCTCTTTTATGTCCTCATCTTTCCAATCTCTACAAAAGTTTCTTATTGGTGCTTGATAATTATCGCAAATATCTTTCACAAAACACTTATCGCAATCACCTTCATCACAATTTTTTATAACGAAATACATCATCATATTTAATATGTCTTTATTCATTGTGTCCTCCAATCACGTTTCAACGCGTAACGCGTGTTAGAATTTTACTTCTAGCACGCACCACGCGATAGATTATTTTACTCACCTTTTTCGTATCGTTCCTTGCACATATCATGCTGTTTCTTAAAATATCTAGCTAATATATCAAATGTTTCTATCTTGAATGTTGCTTTATTTAACATAAAGTCATCATCTGTTGTTACTGAAAAAACTACTAAGTCACCTTTTTCATTTTTCTTAAGACTTAATAAGAGCTCTCCAGCATCTAGTCCTGTATCATCCAACTTTTTCCCTTTTTCTTTATCAACTATCAATGTTTTCTTTATCATTATCTACAACACTCCTTCTTCCATCCGTTTATCAAATAACTTTTCTACTGCTACTAGCTCCTCATCAGTATCCTGTGCTAATAGCCAATCAACCAAATTGTCTATCTCTTTATACTTGTAATACTCTGGTATAGCTTTATAACATTCATCCTTTAAAGCACAGTTTTTACAGCCGTCATTGCGTGTAAATTCATAATGGCAGAATTTAGCCAACATAAACTTCATCTCTCTTATGTTGTATGGATTGAAATTTCTCATAGGAACTCTCTCAGCTGTTTTAAGAAGCTCCATTAGTTCTTTTTTTGTGTACCACTTAACTCCATCTTTATCTATCTCCATCTTCTGCTACCTCCTCAGCTTTAATCCATAACTGTATTATCAAATCTCTAGTTACTTCTAAATAATCTGCTCTTTTTCTCTTGTCCATCTTTATAAAATTCTTATCAGCTATAACCCTAACTTCTCCAGTTATTTCTGATATAACTACTTTTAAAAAGTCTATTCCTTCCATTTTATCTATATCCATTCTCTAAAACCTCCTACTATCTAAAATAACTCCTATTATAGCTAAAGCTATAACCAAATAAATCACTGTAAACACACCAGTCGCAAGTAACAATCTAGAGTCTGGATTCTTTGATGCAATGACATCACTTATACTATTTTTATAAACCATTGGATACCCTCCATCAATTCCTTCCACCTTTCCCGTTCTAGTATTGCTAGCAATTGTTACATTTTGATTATCTTCATAACCATTGTATTGGTATCTTATCCTATATCCTCCTGACCTAGTGCATATATGTTTTTCATATATTCCAGCCATGTAATCTGTATCGAATTTTTTATTCAAGAAGCTAACCTTTTTAGATTGTTTTGTTTCTCTATCTATCTCATCCCATGTATAATAAACCTCTGTTCTTGATGTTGTCTTACCATTTACTGTAGTTGTTACTGTTCTCGTATGCATGGTATATCGTTCTGTAATCTTCTCTAAAAATATATACTTCTTACCTTCAAAAGTTATAGGTGTCTCAGCTGAAAGTTTCCCCTCAGCTAAAACTCCACCTACTTTTGTTTTAATTGCATAATCAAACTTTTTAGGATCATTATGTATCTTTAGTGATTGCCCATACAGTTTATAGTCATCTAAAAGACTGTTGTAGTAGAAACTTCTAAATATAACTGCTAATAGAATGTATATAATTACAGCTCCTACTATTAATAATCGTTCCTTATTTGATTTACTCATTTTTATCACCAAATAAATCCGTTGGAGCATCTGATGAAGCATTGAACTCTAAATAATCAAAGTTCTGTTTTTCATAACCAGTTATATTTAAAAACATTCTTGTTGGAAATCTTCTCACATATCTGTTGTAGTTTTTAACTGCTCCATTGTATGTTTTTCTGTGTTCTGATATAAGGTTTTCAGTAGTAGATAGTTCTGTCATTAACTGTCTATAGTTAGCATCTGATTTAAGCTGCGGATAAGCTTCAGCTATTCCACTTATAACAGTTGTTGCATCTGTTATACTTCCTTGTTTTCCTCTTTTATCTATTACTTTTTCTAGAGTTTCTGCTTCATGTTTGTCATATTCTTTTACTGTATCAACAAGATTGTTTATAAGGTCCACCCTTCTTTTTTCTTGAACCTCTATATCTGAGCTAGTAACACTTACTAATTCTTCTAGTGATATTGCCTTATTCTGGCTTGTTACAGTTCCTATAAGAAACCCTCCTACTAAAACACCTATCGTTATTCCTAAACCTATAAATACTTTTTTCATCTAATCCTCCTTGATCATTCAGTTCAGGTAGAGGCTAACCCCTACCCAAACTTTTTATTTTGACTTTGTCTTATCTTCTCTTCTAGCTCATCAGAACTATACTTAGTAACAGTTTCATCAAAGTTTTTAAACTTGTTCCTGCTACTACTTCCTTTTTTCTCAAACTTCTTATAATCGTTAAGTATTGCTTTTATAAGATAACCAACTATACTCTTAACATTATCTGTATTCTTAACAACCTCTATCTTTTCCCTCAGATAACTGATACCTTCTCTTTTCTGTTCCAATACTCCAAGAATTGTTTCAATATCCTCATCAGATATTTCACTAAAAGAACTCTTCAGTAGTCTCACTTCATCATCCTTATTTTCCGTCACGCTATGTTGTTGTTCTTTTTCTTTTTGTTTTTCTTTTTGTTTTTCTTTTTCCCCCCGTGACGATACTCGTGACGTATCCCGTGACGGTATCCGTGACGGACATTCGTTGAAATACTCATCAAAAACTGCTTTTATCTTTTTATTTTCAACCTTGTCATAGATTATTTTTATAAAATCAGTTTGCTTGACTTCTCTCAGCTCTTTTCTTATACAGTTTTCAATCGGAGTTCCAGCTCTAGGAAAATTATATTTCCCCCAATTGACAATACAGATTTCTCTTGTGTCATAGTCATATCTGATAATGTCATGATGATGTATAAATCTTTCTAGTAATGCATTTACTGATTCCATACTATAACCAAGCTCGAATGCCATCTGTTTTCTTGTAAGCTGATAAATTCCAACTTGTTTAACTGCAGGATTAGTCAAGAGGTACAGATAAAAATATCTGTCCTCTGGTGTCATCTCCTCTAGTACTTTTGCATCTTGCCAAAATGCAGTCTGTATTGATCTGTAAATTGCCATTACTCTTCACCCTCTGTAACTACTTCTTCAAACTCACCTTCTATGTATTCATCCTCCTCAACTAAGCTCATATCATCACTTATTTCAGACTTAGATGTCTCATCAGCTGTCATAGCTTTCTGCATTTCTATACTTACTGGTGCATATTTTAGAAGTTTCTTAATAACTGTTTTCTTTGCCATCTCATCAAAGTCTGTCTGCCAAGGTCCGTTATTAAAAGTCTTACTTTTCTTTTTAGCGAACTCTAATATCTCATCCTTAGTCATAAAGATAAAACTATTGCCTCCAGTATCAAGATGATAAACTGCATAGTATCCTATAACTTCTCCTCTATTTCCTTTTAAATCTGGTTTATGTACTAGTTTCTGCTCTAATCCATAATCTATGTCAAACTCATCATTTGCTCTAACAGTATGAGCATATATAGATTTTATTTTTCCACTTCTCTGTGCTAATTCTAATAACCCTTTGTAACCTATCTGGAACTGTACCTGCTTTCCATAAGGTATTAAATAAGCCTGTCCTAATGGTGTATTAGGCTCTAATCCTAACTGAGCTGACTGCATCATTGCAGCTATAAAACTCATTGGTTCACACTGCTGAAGTTTCACGTTGTTGCTAAATGCTGTAAGTGCTACTCTCTGGAATCTCTCACTACTAACCATACTTGGTAGAGCCTTCTGTATCTGCCCTGCCATTTTATTAAGTAACTGTTCCATTCCTTTACTTGGACTAGCTTTTTTAACTGCTGTTCCTGTTGTTTTTTTCTCTAATGCTCCTTTTAAATTTTCTGATGCCATTTTATTTACCTCCAACTAAATTATTTTATTTTGAAAACTCTATAACTAGATTTTTTACTATATTTTTCTGCTATCTCAGGAAGTTCTTCTTTTAACTTCTTAGAATCTATACTTACTCTTTCTTGTGCCTTCCAAGTTACTACTCTGTCGCCCACAGTGCCACTCTGAGCCTCTTTCATCTCTTCCTTGAATATTTGTTCAATTATGTTTTTCTCTTTCTCTAAATCCTTTATATCGCTTTTTATTTCCTCATATCTATTAAGCAAATTATCTGAGTCTTTCACATAAGAAAGATTAACTGTATCGTCATTTACATTCTTGTATTTTTCATCTAAAAACTTTCCGCATACATAAGAGCCATCTGGATCAGGAAGAACATCTTTTAAAACATTCTCTTCCCAGAACTCTTTTTCTATTGCCATCAACTGATTTATAGTTTCTTCATCTCTCTCAATTTTATGTATTACAAAATCTTGATTACCTATAAGAACTGCTATGTAACAATGTTCAGCTCCTGTTACTGCCATGTAGTGATAACACTGTATCTCATAGTTGATTGGAATTTTTCCATCCTCCCAATCTTTAGCAGCATAACTATTAGTTGTCTTACATTCCAGGAAGGCTTTTTCTCCTACTATTGCTCTATCTATGTTAGCTGTTGCAAATGGATACTTAGGATTTCTAAGAAGTCCATTTACATTTCTAGTTTTAAGACCTTTTTGCTCTGTAAATATATCAGCTACTGTCTGTTCTAATTTGTTTCCTAGTTCCATGCGGAAACTATGTATCTCTTTTGGATTTTCTTCTTTCTTGTCTATATAGACTTGCATAGCTGACTTCCAAGGGTTTAATCCAGCAACTGCACTTGCATCACTTCCTCCTATTCCCATCTGTCTAGCTTTAAGCCAATCCTCTCTACTCATATCTTTTGTGCTTACTATTACTTCAGCTTCTAAGTATTTTCTTGTATTTTCGCTCATTTTCTGTTATCCTTTCTGTGTAGTGTATAGAGCTCAGAGTATTTAAGTGCCACCTTATCTCTGAGCTTTATTTTTATTTAAGTGCATCCATTATTTTTCCCATAAGCCATTTAAAGCCTTTCTCATCTACATATCCATTTAAATATTTATACATAGCTTGTTCATAGGCTATAAATGCTACTCTGTATATGCTCATTTACATCACCTCTATTCATAGTCATGGTTCTGTCTGTCAAACTCTTCAAACTCTAAATCAAGTAATTTTTTAAACATTAAAGCCTGTGCTCTATCTCTTAACTTTATTGTGAATTTATAACATTCTTCCTCTACAAGTATTTCATCCATATCCATTTTTAAAAGGTCTTCAAGATATTCATCAACTATCATCCCTTTATGCTGCTGGAAGTAGTCAAACTCTCCATTTAAATCTACTGTTAAGTATCTTCCTTCTGTTGTTATCATCTATCTCACTACCTTTCTCTTTTTGCTATAAAGTTTCTTTTCTGCTTTTCTAACAAGACATATATTGTCGACTAACACATCTACTGGGAATGTAACCATGAAGAATATAAAGCTAAATAAAACCATATTTACTTCTATTCCCATCATTTCTGCTACACTTAGAACTCCTAAAACTAAATAACTCATTCTAAAACCTTTTAAAAACATATCTGCCTTTTTCATCTTATTCACCTCTCAAATATTTAGCTGCTCTATCTTTTATAACTTTCAAACTATCTTTCTTTATTGCTCTAGTGCTTCTATCATTTGCATACTGATCAATAATCTCTATTCTTTCCACACCTACTTGATGACTTGTCTTTGTGTACTTACTTTGACTTCTATAATCGTTCATTTTCTGCTCCTTTATCAGCTTTACCAAACAACTCCTCTTTTATCCTGTTCAGCTCATCCCAATCAATTGGTGCTACCATTGGAGTTATATTTATTCTTTGTACTTCTCTGTAAGCCTTATATGCTTCTTCTTTTGTATATATTCCATGCTTATTTAACTGCTTCCAAATACGTTTCATTCTTTCTTCGTTTGATATTTCTGGCATCTCTTAATCCTCCTTTGGGTTTAAAAACTTATTCACGAAATATGTCTGCCCTTTACCAGTAATCTTTGGTGTCTTGTTTATCCTTACTGTTCCGTCTGGATTATTTATAACTGTTTCCTTAATCTCCATAATCCCTAGCTCCATACTTCTCTGAGTTGGCATATTGTAATCTGAGCCTTTTCTCTTTATCAAATAACCATTCTCTCTCAAGTACTCAAACAATCTCTTCTGACCTGTATTAATTCCATTCTGCTTTAACAGTTTTGCCAGCTCTCCAACTAGAATTGACTGTTCACTAGATGCTACTGCATCAGCAAAAATTGCTTTAGGCTTCATTGCCTTATTTTCAATCTCTAGTCTGTTTATATTGTTCTTAGCTATCAGTAAAGCTCTCTCCATAATTTTCTCTGGACTATTCCATGCTTTTTCAACTTGAATAAGATACTGTCTTATTCTTTTTCCCTCTGGTGTTCTCTGGATCATTGCAATCTCTTTTGCCATATCCAACTTTAGTAGGTGGTCTGTTTGAGTTGTTTCGTTGCCTTGAGCTGTTACTCTTTTTTGAGTAATAGCTATGAAATCTACATTTTCAGTAAATCCATAGTCAACCATTCTTGAAAACCAATCATTATATCTTGTTTTTACTTTTAAACTTTCGTGTAACTCTCTACCGCTTATTAATGTTTCTCCGTTTTCATCTGTTCTTATGTTAAGCTCTTCTCCTAATGGAACTAACTCAACATCCTCTCTTGCTTCTGCTACCATTACTACTTGCTCTAAGTTTGTTATTGTCATTACTTTTTACCTCCTTTGATTTTTTCTTTTTCTAATGCTATTTTCAGATTGATAATATCTGTCATTGTTTCATTCAACTTGCTTATAGCTTCATCTAGCATATTTATCTCATCTGGTGTTACCTCACCATCTGAAAGTATCTCTAATATGTTTTCTTTTGCCTGTTCTGCCTCTTTCAAAGATTTAATAAACATTACTGTTGCTTTATATGCATCTCCCTTATTCTCAACATACTTACAACCAAACTTTTGCCCAATCTTACAAATGTGATTGCAATAGTGTTCAACTAAGTATGGTGCATCATAAGCTTCAGCCATTATCAAAAGCTCATCTGCATATGGCTCTCTCTTTCCTGTTTCGATTTCTTCAAGCCGTCTTCTACTAATGAATATATCTTTTGCTGTATCACATCTACTTTTAAAACTCTCTTTAGAAGAGGCTATCCTTGCTTTATAAAAAGGATTGTCTTTTCCGAGGATTGACATCTTTGTCATACATTATCACCTCTTTTTTTAACACCACTTTTTTGTGGTTTATTTTTTTTAAAAATCTTGTTATATTGATATTAAGATGTTGGAAAGACCAACTATTTGAAAAAGATTTTATCTATACTTGCATCTGGAAAGCTTTCAATAAATTTTTTTAAGAATTTGTAACTTGGTTTTACTACATCAGTTTCAAGTGATTTTATATTACTAACACTTGTTCCAATTATGTCTGCTAATTGTTGCTGAGTAATACCTTGTTCTTTTCTAAAATTTTTTAGATTAATGCAATGTTTTGGTAAATCCTTTTTCATTTTACTCACCTCCAATATGTGAATTTAAAGGCTTTAAACTCCAGTTTGGGAATTTATATTGTTCAATTTGATTAGTATAATTTTTTTAAAGATGACTAAACATTTTGTTTAATTATCATCTAAAAAAATATCTTCTAATTTCAAATTAAACAATTTGCATAATTCAAAAGCTAATGAAACTGGTAATTTTCTATTATTTGTTTCATATAAGCTATACCTTTGAACTGATATATCTAGCTTGTTAGCTATATCTGATTGTGATAATCCTAATTGTGTTCGGATTTGTTTCAATCTATTCATAATTATCACCTCTTTTTTATTAAACATTTTGTTTAATTCGATTATAGCTAAACATTTTGTTTAAGTCAATACTTTTTTAAACATTTTGTTTAGTTAAATTTGATATTTTTTATTCTATAATAAAAGTAATAAACATTTTGTTGAATTTAAGGAGAGATTAAAATGACATTTGCAAATAGATTAAAAGACTTACGAGAAGAAAATCAATTAACACAACTTGAGTTAGCACAAAAATTTAATATAACTTCTCAAACCATATCACAATATGAAAGAGGTATAAGAACACCAGACTTCACACTACTAAACTCAATAGCAGACTACTTTGGAGTATCGGTAGACTACCTACTAGGGCGTACAGACATAAGAAACTATGAAGAAAATACAATAGCAGCACATACTGATGACCGTACTCAGCAACTTTCTGAGGAAGGTAGAAAAAAACTTGATGATTTCATTGACTATTTAATTTTTGAAGAAATGAAAAAGAAAAATGACTAAGTTTGAGCAACTCCTTGACTTAGCTGAAAAAGAAAACATTATTGTTAAATTCGTTGATGAAATCCCAGAATATCGTTCTGAAGCTCTATATGTTGCTAGACATGGTATTAGAATGATTCTTCTTGCTAATTTCCTTAAGGATAATATGATCCATATGACAGAAGTATTAGCTGAAGAACTTGGACACCATTTTACTTCTGCTGGCAACAATATTAATCCTACCAACTACTTTGATAAGCTGACTATTGCCAAATGTGAAAACAAGGCTTTAAGGTGGGCGTGCAACTTCTTAGTTCCTATAGATGAACTGATGGTGGCTCTAAAGAAAAACTTGCCAAGTATTCACGAACTAGCTGATGAGCTATCTGTAAGCGAGGACATCCTTCTGCAGAGCTTTTACTATCTATCGCTTAACTATGACTATCTACACATAACGGATAATCGTTATCTCATTTTGAGTAACTATCCTAATGTGTATATATATAATAAATTTTAAAATGAGGTGATTGTAA